AGCCTCTGAAAGAGGTGATAAACTTCTGCGTATAGTCCAAGACGAATTGACCACATTGATTTGTGATCCTTCCGCACTGGCATTAAGGCAGAATATTTCACAATTATCTGATGATAATGAGAAATTACGAGAACGGTTGGATAGTTTGACTATTTATAATAGCCATCTTATCCTTCTTCTTGAAGATAATGGTATTGTTATACCTGAACAGGAATCTTAATATTCTGAGCGAGCTAAGACCTATGTTGGTGTCTGGTCGACATCACCTTTCGTATAATCACATCCCTTAACAGGGGGAGGCAATTATGTTTAAAACGATAGATGATTTGACTAGTTACGCTGATTGCTTTGGTATTCCTAAACATATATCACACCCTTTTTGTAAGGATTTTGACAAATGGGTTAGGAACTCCGGTGAGGAATGGACTGTATCCCGAGTTAAGGCTGTTAAGTTGGATTTTATTCGACTTAAAGCTGGACTCGAAGTTTGTGCCCCTTGGATTCGAAAGAATTCCAAAGGTACATTCCACGGTTCTATTGGAGGGCTTCTAACTTTCTGTTTTAAAAGAAGGAAGAATTTCAGTAGAGTTATCCAATTATTGGATATATACACTACATTAATATCATCTGAGATAACGGCATCACAAAGGAAGAAATTCCTTGATGGTGTCCAATCACCTGCTGTTGATATCCCTAATAGTATCCGTACCGGTGTTGTACATGGTATTGACATATTGAACCTGAAACGCACTTGGATCTCTGATCCAATGCCTCTAGGAACAAATATTCCTTCACCTAGTACTAAGCAACCTCTACCTACTGGAAAATCAATAAACGACAGTGTCGGTTATTTACCTTCCATAGATTACGTTACTGATACACACCTCGGTATTTCATTACGTGAGAAATTTCCTCGTATATTCCGTCCTTTATTAGACGGGATCACGATGACATATACTCATTGCAAGCAATGGGAGCAGGGCCCTGCTTATGCAGACTCTGTTGGGAAGATAGGTATCATCCAAGAACCTGGATACAAGCTTCGTGCTGTAGCCAATCCTGGACGAGTATACCAATCTGCTCTTAAACCCTTAGGAAATTATTTATATGATTTACTTAAGGTACTCCCTTGGGATTGTACTCATGATCAGGCTTTGCCTTTTCAATATATACAAGACCATCTTCGTAATGATAAAACTTGCTACTCTGTAGATTTATCAGGTGCAACCGATTATTTTCCTCTAGAACTCCAAATGGATGTTCTTAGGAGATTATCTATTCGCTCTGATTATCCAAATCTCTTTGAGGATCTCTCACGAGCTCCCTGGATCTTTGAAAAATCTACCATCTCATGGACAAAAGGGCAACCGTTAGGATTGTATCCTAGCTTTGCTGCTTTTTCTTTGACCCATGGTTTATTATTGTTTTATTTAAACAATTTTAAACACAACAACGAATTTTTTGTTGTTGGAGATGATGTCATCATTCTTGATGACACATTGTATGCAAAATACCGCATATGTTTGAAGACAATGCAATGCCCTGTAAGTGATTTAAAGACTATTACGTCTCGTCATTTAGCAGAGTTTGCTGGTAAAATCATTACCAAATATGAAGTTATCCCTCAATTAAAATGGAGAAATCCTTCTGATGATAATTTCATTGACCTTGTCAAAAACATAGGACCACGGTCTTTGAGCATTCTCAAGCCCCGCCAACGTAAGTTGGTTAAGGTCTTGTGGAATATTCCCGACTTCTTAGGAGGAGTTGGGTTTAATCCAAACGGTATTCCATTAGAAAAAAGATATGAAAATTATCTTAATCTATTTAATAACGATAGAAGCGCTCAATTCCTCATGAGCTATAACAGGCTGCTGAATCAACATAATTATTATATTGAAATTAG